TAATGAGCCGAGATCAGCACCTCCAACCCTCCTATGGCTGCCCCTGTCTTATTGAGCTTTTCAGTCAGCTGCTGCGGATAGAGGTTATCATCCCCCCACACGGAGTACTTATCCGTATCGGATAAGTCTTTTTTAGCCTTGGGTGCTGTAAGCCCTTTCTTATTATCAAAGAGCACAGCCGCCCCACTCTTAGAGAGTATATACAAATCGTTATCTATCTTTTCCATCTCTATTTTGTTAAAGCATCTATTATTTCTTTTTCATGCTCTGATAGTTCCCATTCAATAACATCCACTGCGGCTTTGATTTCTGCGGCTTT